AGGTGCGTAATGAACAGCAACCTTATTGCCAATAAAAAAACAATTCAATTTCTGGTCATACTGGTTCTGGGTGTTGCTCTGGGATTGACAACGATATCCATCACTAAAGAGGAGTTCTCGTGCGATAACTCTGGTCATCTCGTAGTAGAGGGCGACACTCTCTGGGGGATTGCTGAGCAGAAGTGTTCTGGCAATATCCAGAAGGCAACCGATACGGCTATGAAAATATATGGAACTGATTTGGTAATCGGCACGACCGTATTTATGCCAAGCAAATAAACTGTTTACGCCGTAGCCAATCACTCAGGGCTATGCTTGTTTCAGATAGATTTATCTGAACACATAGAGAGGCAAGACACAATGGCTCACGGATTAGAAATTAACAAAGACGGCACTGCTCGTATGGCTTTTGCCGACAGAGAAGTCCCTTGGCATAAATTGGGGGTTCGTATGTCGGGGCTCCAGACAGCCCCAGAGATGCTCAGAGCTGCGCAGGCTGACTTTGATGTCGTAACTACACGGGTGGCAGTTTGTGATGATTTGGGTGAACCAATACGTAATCCGGACGGCAAAGCCATCATCATTGATGACAGTCGTGCCACCGTAAGGGTGAATCCAGACGGCACTTTTGACGGGCTCTCTACCGTAGGGACTCGTTATGTGGTTCAGCAGAATATTGAGTGTCTAGAAAGAGCTTTGGCAGTTGTGGGGGCAAGTAAGGGCGAAGCCATCATAGATACTTGCGGCGTTCTTGATGATGGGCGAGAGTTCTTCTCGTCAATTGATTTGGGACAGCTGATTATCGACCCAACGGGCATCAATGACAAGATAGAGAGATATCTCTTAGTGCGAAATGGACATAACGGGCGCACTCCAATTACTTTTGCCAATACCAGTGTCAGGGCTGTTTGTAAAAATACAGTCATGGCCGGAATTAAGTCAGCGAACAGAGTATTCACGGCGCGGCACACTCGTAACGCCGACATAGCAATGGAGGAAGCACAAAAGGTCTTGGAGTTCTCTACTGACTGGGCGAAGTCGTTTCGAGAAACAGCAGAAAAACTATTATCAATCCCGGTTGCCCCACACTCTCAGAGCCTCGCAAAAGTTCTTAATGGAGTGTTCCCGGCGGCCACGGGTGAGACTGACAGACAAAAGAAAAATAGAGAGAACACTTTGTCTTTAGTTAGAGGTGTTTACGCAAATGATAAAAATGGCGGCGGCTTTGGTTTTAATGGGTGGTCTACATATAACGCCATCGTGGAATATCTCGACCACTTCAGAGATGCTGCCCCAAAAGAACGAGCAATGGCGTCAATGGATAACAACTCATGGGTCACTTTGAGAAAGATTAAAGCTCAGGAAATTATTCTTTCGCTAGCTTGACACTTAGTCTGAGTAAAATATAAGAACGACAAAGGACTAAAGATGGACGAAAATCTCGAACACAACTCAGAGTTTGAAGATGATGAACCCTCTAGAGAAGAACTCGCCCTTTGGTTGAGTGAATACATGTCGAACGCCATGAGCGCCGAGACCATGTATCGTTCCCACCTTTTGGATTTAATTACCAGCCGGGTTTACGAAGAGTTTGGCAAAGATGGCCTTTGCAAATTAATGTTTGCTATCGATAAAAAAGGTAAATGGATTAGCGACATAATGCTCGAAGACAGCGACTTTGATGAAGTGCTGTTCGCTAACTACGGAATCTATGACGAAGACATAGTTAAAAAAGCACGAGAAACTGACGCCATCATGGAGATGAATAAAAAGATTTGGAGACTCCGTAAAAAATACTCCAAACTCATAGTTGACGAGGTGATGAATCCGGCCCACAAAAGGTCGTAGTCGTAACCAGAGCCCCGCGGAGGGCTCTGGTTACGACTAGACATCTGTTGCATAGGTCGGATAGTGTGCAGTTATCTCAAGAAAGGGGATAAAAAAAATGAGCGTAACTACAGACATTAAAGCCGAAGCAAATTATCGGGGTGGAATATTTTCTTACAACCTCAACGCAATATGGAATGAAGACAATTTCACTCAAGCGTCAAAGCAAATTAAAAAATTAATGTTGCAGGCGAGAGAAGTTATTTTGAGTCTAGAAAAATTAGACGAGGATAGCGACTTGAGTTCTTTCAAGGGCGACTTCGTTGCTCAAATAGAAAAAACAAAAAAAGAGATGAACGAGATTGTTGAATCAGTAGGAAATAATTTCCTTGAGGTCGCTTTAAGAGAAATCGCTGAGAAGGTTCGTGAATGGGAAAAGGAGAATAAATAATGAGCAATTTACTGGTCAATATCAAAACAGGAGCAGTCACAGAAATTGAAGGGTGCGTTCTTGTGAACACATCAAAATTGGATGACGAAGGTCTAAAACTTTTTCACGAAATGTTTCCGTATTCAGAACTTGAAAACGCTAATGACCCTACTGCTCGAACATTGAGAGAAAGGTTTGGCAAAAAATATGGCAGACCACTGCAACAAGTTTTTGACACACTCGCAGAACACGGAAACTCTCGGGTCGCACAATGACTGAAAAAAATCTGAACGAGATTGATGATTGGTGGGTCGGCTTTCTCGCTGACCAGACCGAACGAGCGAGGGCGCACGCAGAAATAATGTTCAGGCGCAACGCTGACAAAAAAGAAATTTTTATGAGCGCCTTTCATTGGGCGATGGTCAATGCACGACCAGAAATCTGGGCAAGGCTCACGAGCGAGACCGACCAAACGACGGCGGTCTGACGGGCTAAGTAGGTTTGGTATGTTAAACCGTTAACATACCGAGCGTCGGTCTTGACCATAAAAATTTTTCTACGGAAGTCTTACATACCTTTGACATACCGATGACGTACCTCAAAATAAGCCCCGACTGGAGATTTTGTGACTAGACATCTGTTGTAGGGGCAGGGTATGCTGGGATTGTCTCAAGAAAGGGGATTTTATGAAACAAATTATTCAGTTCCACGATGGACAGATGATTCGTCAGCGTGTTGTTGCCGACTCCTTCGCAGTCGCATCAATCTTCCGTGACCTACAGAACTGTGGTATTGACATGACGACTGTTATTGCAACAAACCGTCACGCCGATAACTACGACATCGGATATCTTGATTTCCAGTATCCGTTGGTCGGACACGCCGTTACTGGAATCTTTAGCGAGTGATTCCAGCGACATTGTGACTGGACATCTGTTGTAGTGGTCAGATATACTGGAAGTGTCTCAAGAAAGGGGATTTTATGAAAGCAAGAGATTTAGCCAACAACCCAAATTACGGACAAACTAGCGCATCAGTCGCCAAAGGCTTGGCGGTACTGAAGGGCAAGATTGTCAAGGGCAAAGCGACAGACAGCGAACGCAATTTCTGGGAGTCAATCCCAGCAGTCAGCGTCAATGCTCAAGACGGCGATGTAGTCAAGGATTACAGCATTTCGCCAAGTGGGCAGGCAGGCGTAGTAGTTGGTGTCCGTGATATGCGTAAGCGCAACGGGAAAACGGTACTCGTTGTTAGATTTTTCTTTTTTGGTCATACCAATCTAGATGAGTTGCGAACCCGTGAAATACAACTCAACAAATGATTTACTTTTACATCATCGTCTTGGCGGTTTTTGTAATTGCTGTCGTCAGAAAACGATTGGCGATTAAGTCAAGTAAAAAAAGACACCCGACTGCTCGCAAAATCTAAAGTCGGGGCTTAGACTGAACATATGTCTCAATATCATTGCTGTGTTTGTGGGCTACCAATCACACCTGACCACAATATTAGTCGCCGATTAGCTGTAGTTTGGCTAAAAGGAAAAAGCAATGTCATAGACAGCGTTGAAGACGAACTCTATAAATACCGACATGAGTTTTGTGTGCCTAAAGAAATAGAATTCATACAGCCGGCATTATTCTAAAAACAAAAAGGGAAGCGAATATGACAATTACTAAAATAAGAAAACGAATCAACGATTTTTTTATAGAGCGAGACGAAGATGTTTTGCTCATGGATGGGTTTGATGAAGCCTTCATTGGCTACTCTCAGCGCATCAATGAACCCATGCTTGCTGTTTACTCTTGGGAGAAAATGGTTGATGTCTGCACCAAAAGAGATGGCATGACCTATGACGAAGCGACTGAATACATTGAGTACAACTGCATCGGGGCTTGGGTAGGCGAAAGAACACCGATAATAGTTATGCCATTTGAGGACTAGACATTTGTCGTATAGGGTCAATATACTTTGAGTATCTCTAGAAAGGGGATAACAAATGGTTAAGTATCCAGAAATAGAAGTTCAACTAACAGGTAATGACGGCAACGCATTTGCAATTATGGGCGCTGTCAGACGAGCGCTGAAGCGAGCAAAAGTATCGGCAGACGAAATTGCTGAATACACAAAGCAATCCACATCGGGCGACTACGACAATTTGCTACGGGTAGCAATGTCGTGGGTTACGGTTCTCTGATGAACAAGCCAGAACTCAACTCAGACGAATACGAAAAGTGGTGCGAGGCTCAACTCGCTGATTACTTTAGTAAATCTATAACTGATGATGTTACTGATGACCAAGCCGAAGCGATTGAACATTTAATCGGGCTGAAAACCAAAACAAAACAGAACCTATGACAATTCCTGAAAAGGTTTGGACAAAAGGCGACACGGTTTCTATCCCAGTGTCATTTGGTATTTTTGTCAAAGGGTCAAGCAAGCGATACACAACTGGATTCGTTGAGGCAACTTTTCTGGAATACACGCCAGAAGGTTTAGCCAATATCCGATTAGGCACAGACATTTTTACAGTAAGTAAGGGTCAATTAATTTAATCCACCAATAGCCCCGCTCGGCTATTGGTTACTAGACATCTGTTGTAGGGGTGGGATATAATTTATTTAGCCAACTGAAAGGGGCAACTAATGGAACTCATCAAAACCGACAAAGCGACCAAGTTAGCATTTACCAAAGATGGATTTAATGGAGACGCTATTGAATATACTTGTGGCGACTGGCGAATCTATAAGTCGGAAGTTTCTCGTTTAGATTTGAAAAATATAAATGTCGTAAAAACTAATGAAGTTTTTTGGACTGCCAGTAGAGAGCGTGGTTATAGAAAAGATGGTTATACCCGTAACGCTAGTTTAGGTTCGTCCTCGCTGGAAAAACTTCACCAACTAATTGTTGATGACGCTAACGCCGAGCCTGAAAAAATCGCCAGATATTTAGAGCGTGAAAAAATCCGTAAACAAAAGATAAGGGGCTAAACATATGAACAAAGCAATCAGAATCACAGCAGAGAACGAAACAATTATTTTTGAACTCAAGGAAGATTCACTAGAACAACTACAGCACGCAGTCGGTGGCTATATTCAAGCCATAGACCTAAGCGATGAACTCACTTTATGGTGTAACGAGGAAGGCAAAATTATGAACTTGCCCCACAACTCTCACGCTCAGAAATTGTGGGATAAAGTTTTTGGCGCTGGCACTGATTATATTGTCGGCGATATCGTGCTCACGGGTGGCACTAACGAAGACGGCGAAACACTCGGACTGACAGACACTCAAATCACTGACTTCTTGGTTGCTATTTAGCGACCAAGAAATCTAGTATTAACTGCGACGAAGACACATCTGAAGCCCCGACATCGCCTTCTACTGAAGCGTTAACTACGGTTCTCTTTCTCTCAATAAGTCTGTAGATTTTCTCATCTATTGTGCCGGCAGCAAGCATGTATGTGGCTGTGACTGAACCTTGTTGCCCGATTCTGTGTAGGCGGCTATAGGTCTGGTCTACGTCTGCCGGAGTCCACGGTAACTCGACAAACAAACAATCTTGGGAGATAGTTAATGTGTGGCCGGTCTTAGCAGCCTGAATAGATAAAACCATTACCGGCGCTTCATCTACAGACAGTGTCATGAACTTCTTTTTTTGTATTTCCACTTCATCCACCGACATCCCACCCTGTATGCGTAAGTTCCCATACTTCTTAGCGAGTTCATCAACGATGTCTCTATGATGAGCAGCAATAACTACCTTCTTGCCTTCTGCGATATGCGCCTCAACCCATTCGTGAACTGCCGGCATTTTTGCTTTAGCTGACAGTCTGCGTAAGACAGACAGTTTGACTAAGTGTTCATTACTTTCAGCTCGCAGCTTGGCTGCTACGGCTTTTGAATACGGGTTCTCGCCTAGTTCGATAGCAATTGCTTTGGCTCTGTCGGTTATATATTGAATGATGTCTTCTTCTGCTTTTCTGTATTCAGCCATCCCGTTTACTGTGCCTTCAACAATGACTTGACTGTGGACTACGGGCGGCAGTTCTGATAACACTTGGTCTTTTGTTCTCCGGATGTAGCAAGTTCCTCGCAGCCGGTCATTTAATTCATCGAGATGCGAATGACCACTAATGTTCCATTGACCAAATCTGTCTTGGAATGCTGAACAATACCTTCTATAGAAGCCCCACAAGCCTCCAAACTCTTTCAGTTTCCCGATTATGTCTAGTTGACTTGCATATTCTGCCGGCCTATTCGTTACGGGTGTTCCAGTAAGACACAAAACAATTCCATATTTAGGTGTGCTCTTAGCCATCTTGATAGCCGACTTAGTTCGTTGCGCTGATGGTGACTTACAGTAATGAGATTCGTCAAACACGTAAGAGCTGTGCGCTAATAATTGTTTTTCCCAGTGAGAGATATTCGAGTAGCCAACAACGAGAACATCATATGTTTCCCTTTCCGGAAGCTCTCTTCGATTAGTTACTATGGACACCCTTCTGTGAGGCAGCCATCTATTCCATTCTGACTTCCAGTTAAGAATGAGCGTCGGAGGACAAACAACTACCGCCGGATACACCTCACTACTTTTTGAAGAATACTCAAGCGCAGCTATCGCTTGTATAGTTTTTCCCAAACCCATTTCATCTGCGATAAAAGTTCGTTTTGCTTTTACGGCGTACTGAACTCCGGCTCTTTGATATGGCAGCAAATTGCCTTGGAGCCCTTCGACTTCAATATCTGCGTCTATTGAGCGAGATGCGGATATCAAGCGATTAAGGGAATCTTCAGCCGACTTGGCTACTTCCTTAATTGATGAATCCACCGGCAAGGCGAACTGTTCAGCCCACTCAATGGCGCTGCCAGCAGATGCCACGGGTACTTTCCACGCTTTTTCTTTAGTGTCCCAGGTTACTTGCGGCAATTTCTTTACCGCATTTATCATTACCCTTTCGTAGGGGAACTTCATAAAAATCCAATTATCACTTAGATAAACATTGCGCACGGGTGTTTGACGGGTAACCGTAAAGCGCATTAATTCGTTGGTAATTTCAAAACCATTATCAATAGCGAACTCACGGGCCTCAACAATTGATGTGAGCGGCACTTTCCAGAGCTTCTCAAGTTTGTCCCACTTCGCTCCATTAATAAGCTTTATCGCCGCTACTTTGGCCGCATCATAAGGAAAATCAAAAACGAGACAATCATTTGATAGGTACATTTTCACAATCTAGATAGTAGTCGCTATACTCTTTATATATGGGCATATCTCCAATGGAAAAAGACTTCATTCAGACAATGGATGAAATGGCCGAAGAAATCAAAGTTCTTCAAAAACAAGTTCAAAATTTAACATCCAGATTAAACACAATCGAAACCAAAACTGAACCACCATCGGTAGCTGCAATCGAATACAACGACAAAGTAAAATCCTTGGGCAGCGATTTAAAAAGTATCGGAGAAATCCTCAACGGCTAATAAGCCCCGCCGCCGCCTAGACATCTGTTGTATGGGTCGGCTATATTGAAAGTATCTCAATGAAAGGGGATAGCAATGAATGGTTCAAGTCCAGTGCGCGAAAGCGATAGATACCTTGACGAAAGTGGTCAAATGGTTATGCGCGGCGTCAATGATATTGATGAAGTGTCTCTCTACCAGTGCTCTAATTGTCAAGAGTGGTTTGCGGCAGGCGACACCTATGTTACGGGTCGCGGCACTGAATACTGCTACAACGCGCCTTGCTGCAAACTTCAAGACCAATAACTCACCACCACGAAAGGGGATACGAATGAACGAAACAACTAAACAAGTAGCGGCTATTGATTTTGCTGCGCTTGCTAAATTAATGCGCGAGCAATTGGATTACCCAGAAACAGAGCCATACACTTGGCTCACGACTGTGAACATTCTGGCTGCGCTTCTTACAAGCGAGGATAGTCTCGGCTTTCACGAATTCCGCAACGCTTGCGGCTTTCTGCACTGCACTGGAATTCAATCAGAAAAAGCCTAGAACATTCCGCAACCGATTTTAGTAATCTGTTGCGGCAATAATAGCCCCGCTCTCGATGGCTGGACATTTGTTGTATAGCCGTGTTATGGTGAAGCTATCTCAAGAAAGGGGATATATGATAATTCACAATATGACACCAGTGACCTACGAAGACAATTACGGCAACGAAATGCACGGCATGGTTGTTGGCCATGATGACCACCACCGAGCAATTATCGTCATAGACGGCGCAGGTAAGTTTGACCCTTTGGCAGTTGTTGATTATGACAACATTTTAACGGTTGGTCTAAAGTTTCAATTGAAATAAATAAATTAAATAATCTAGTCTGGGCCTTAAATGTCTCAGGCTAGATTTTTATTTATCTAAAATAAGCCCCGAGCTATCGCTGACTTTTGTTAGTGGCGGCATTTATTGATTGCCGCCACAGGAATCGCCGCCAGAATAATTCAGGGTTGTTCTTAGTCCATAAAGACAACCCGGAATTATTTTAGAAAGTTACTACTGTGGCTTTTTGCCACTTATAAAATTCCTGACGGTTTGGGACTCCGTCAATAGTGAGCCACAAGCATTTATTGGGTCGATAAACACCGTAAGGTTTTTCAATTTTTGAGATAGTCCCCGTTGCGTAACCGTAAGTCGCACGCTCTTGAGCTGTCGTCTTTTCGCCGAATAAGTGAGCTTCACACCTGCCCTTAAAATATGTGTAACCCACAAGTATTTGCTCACCAACTTTTAGGTCTTGAATCATTTCTCTTCTTGTTTTCATTTCCGTCCCCTTTCGTTGAGATAACTAAACTATAACTCACCTATACAACAAATGTCCAATCAGCCAAAGCCCCGAGGTATGACTAGACATCTGTTGTAGTGGCACTATATGATTCAGTTGTTACCTTAACTCTGACAAGTCGGGGTACACAGAAGTAAGACACAAGCCTCTCACGCTAAGTCAAGCCTCTGTCGAGAAGTACTAGTTAATTCTCGATACGCATCCGACACCAGCAGTATGCATCCGTCACTCACGCTTCTGCCGATGGGGTCGCTCCCCAGTCAGAGTTGGGGTAACTTTTTTTGACGAAGCGGGGCTACTGTCGTCGCGCAAGACACGCGAGCCATAGGACTAGACATTTGTTGTAGGGGTAGAGTATGATTAAATTATCCAACTGAAAGGGGATAGTAATGTCAGGAATGACTCATAAGGCAAGTTTGACGGGCGATATAGAAAAACCGTTTGGTGGCATAGAGTGCATTTACCAACTTGATATTTGGGAGAGTGACAATAATGAACTTGTTGTTCGCTTGTCTAAAGACGGGAATCTACCATTTGCAGAAAAAAGATTCCGTGACTGCGAGACTCAGCACTCAGATAGTGAGCGTTGGCTTAACGATAAAGTCGGCTACCCCAACCCCTTCGCGGGGGTACTGCTTCAGCGAACGTGGGAGTAACTCGCTAAACTAGCCCTATGAGTTATATGTACTTCATAGGGCTAGCCATTGGCTTCCTCGCGGGCATTGTCTTTGCTTATGCGATTATGATTATTAAAGGCAAGTCGGATTAACGGTAGGTGTGGGGCGGGGCTATAATCAGATAGGCGTCTAGACATTTGTTGTATAGGGCGAGTACAATTTAATTATCTCTTAGAAAGGGGATAGAAAAATGAAAACACTACTAAAAAACCTAAATAAAAAAATAATGAAATGGGAAAACGAAAACTACCTCGGTGGTATGAAAATACTTATGGGGATTATCCTAGGGTTTCCAACTTTAGGTCTGTTTGGAATTTTCTACGGATACGCAACTAGCGATATTGGGCGAGTAATTTTTGGCTCTGCTATCGCTGTCGGTGGTTCGGTGTTTGCGACATTGTTCGCAATTACTCTATATAACGAAATAGATGACGCACGCCGAGAAAGTATGCGCCGTCACCCTGTCAATCAAATTTGGAATTAAAAATTTAGCGAGTAATCTATGACGGGTACTTGCTAATATGTCTGCCCCTACGCTATGTATCTTTACCCCCTTTCCCAACTCATAGCGTGGGGGAGACACTAACTAAAGGAAAGAAATGACTACGAAAAATAAAAAAATTGACCGTTCTCAGTATTTTAAAGAACTTGACCGTACTGAATATATGCGAGAACAAAGGTTTAAGAAAAAATATGGCAACGCCAAGCGAATTTGTGCTCAAGAAGGTTGTGGAACTGTGCTTAATTCCTACAATTTTAACGAGTGTTGTTCTTTGCACAATTTTGCCTATGTAGTCAAGCATAAAATAAAGATACATATTGGGAATAAAAACCAATAAATGTCAATGCTGTATCATTGTTAAATGAGCAATCAAGAAAAAATAGAGCCTGAATTATCGGGAATAAGCCCCGAGCCCGAAACATCTAAGCCATTCAGTGAAATATCTGTAACTTCCGAAAAGCCTTTGCCGGGAAGAATAGTTAGATTACCCAGACAATCAAGTTGCTGCCCTAGACGCTAGATTTATCCCAAAGCTTTTCTACATACTTATGAACTGCCGGTGGGCAATTATCTCTTACTGATGGGTCGAGCAATGAGCGCAGCAGCTTGCTGGCTATCTTGGGTCTAACGGTGAGTAAGTAATCCACATAAACTTTTCCATACTTCCTAGTATCTCTAGTGCCTCTTCTGGAATCATTTTCATATTCAAGAGATACATCGGCGAGAAATTCGTTGTAAGACATATTTGACATTTTCACTTAACCGATGATATCCTGCCCGGGTGGCAATAAGCGGAAAGAGTAAACCTAATAGCGTTAACTGGAATTCTCTTTCCTACGTCATTCTTTGCTACGGGAAAATGCGACAAAAAATTGGACCGTTCACTATTGTCGATTTCTGGAACCTAAGAGACCGGCAGCCGGATATCCCATCGAAACTTAAAAAGTATTTTACTTTCTTGGAGTCGCGAGGCTTTCTGTCAGTCAAGAATAATAAATACTCGCTGACCTTGATGGGCGAGCAGCAAATCATAGAATGCGCAAGACGCCGGGTAGCAGCAATTGACAAACAGCAATCTCGTAATGCCAGAATAGGTAGCGCACACAGATGGACAGAGCGGGACTCCGATTCGGATTAGACTCTGGCCGATTTTGAACTGGACATTTGTTGTATAGGCAGGCTATAATTTTCTTATCTCAGTGAAAGGGGATGCGAAAATGAACTTCAAGTGCGAAGTCATCAATCAAGATGACGAAACAAATCACAAGGTCACGGTTGACACCTTCAGGGGTTACGATTCAAGCGATGTCGCTAGCGCAATACTCGGCGACAGTTCGCTCACCACCTACGCAAGAGTTGATTGCGAATGTGGTTGGCATGCCTACTACAAATTCCCAAAGGGGCGATGATGAAAAAAACTGCCGAAGAAATTGAGTGGGAAGAAACCAAAAAAGAATGGGGAGCACTCATTCGAGCCGTCACGGTATTCACTGGGTGCGAATACCCAAACATCAAACCCAAAGAAACCGAATAAAGAAAAAGGCTCAGTCAAAACGACTGGGTCTTTTTCGTTTTGAGTCCCGCACACCTTCGGTGCGCACTTGACCTCGGGGCTCAAATTAAAAAAAAATAAGAATACCCCAACCCTGACTGGATAGCTACTCCATCGGCAGTCTGTCGTAAGAGGCGGGTGGAACGCACGAGAGGCGGACGGATGAGTGAGGTTATCTAGAACCCTCTCTCAGAGCCTTAGCATCGGTGGTGAACCTTAGCGTTTGACTGACTGTGTACTCCGACTTGTCAGGGCTGGGGTACAACTAAAACTCTACAGTGCCTATACAACAGATGTCCAGGCACAACCAAAGCATTCTCGGGGCTTTGGTTGTAAAAAATCTGACTAGACATTTGTTGTAGGGGTTCTGTATAATTTAAGTATCTCTTAGAAAGGGGATACTTAATGTTTAATCCAAATTTACTAACAGACGAAGAATTAAAAACAGTGCTTGAATTATGTGAGAGTATTAACAAGCAGTGTGATGAATTGAGAAAGACACTTGACTCATACAAAGAAGAAATAAACAGTGGCTCATAGAATCGAGATTTACACAAAAAACAATAATGGCGAGGCAGTAGATGTTATAGATGTTATTTATGTCTGTAGCGATTGGTGTCATCGTTCTCATTGTGAAGACATTGACCTACCCTACGAGGGCTGGAATGGGTCTCACTCAATACCT